GCAAAAGAGATCCTCGAAGAATGGATGTCGGCATATCAGACATTGATTCAGCATCAGATGCGATGCGCGAGTATTACAAGTTAGAATGTGAAGCTTATACATCTATTCAGTTTGCTAAAACTATTATTAGAGCAGAAAAAGGAATATCAGTCCCTGCACAAGCTGGTTCTATCGTTAGAGCAAGTCAAGGTCAAATAGAAACTATCCCTGTAGATACAGGCGATGTTACTAAGATCATGGAGAAACAAAAACAAATCTTAGATCAAATAGAGAATCTAACAGGACTAGGAGGCTTACGTCAGAGCAGACATAATATTGCATCAGGCGTAGCTATTATCGAAGAACGCAAAACACTTCATAGAATTGCAAAAGCAAAAGCAAGGCTTATGGAAGTTACAGAAGAACTCATCTTCACATACTCAGCACGTTTAATGAACATGCGTTGGGCAGGAGAAGTTGTCTATGCAACCGACTATGAAGCACACGACACAAATTACAGAATCGCAGTATACAAAGAAGCTAAGACACTCGTGCCAGAGAATAGTATGGTAGATGCGATGATCACAAAAGATGTTATTGGTATTTTAGCACCAGCTGAATCAGTAGGACAATATGAACAAGCGTTTATAGAAACTATTCAAGATCCTGCTGTAAAAGCATTGATGACTAAAGAAAACGAGCAAGTTTTATCACGAGATTTAATGTCGCAAATCCCTTCAGACCGAGAGGTTGCAGAAGATTATGACGGCTCAGAATCAAGTGATGATGAAACAGGTCTATTAAATGGAACTGCTTCGAGTGGACCAGGCGTCAATATTGTTAATACTGGTGTTTCGTATGAGACAACACAAGCAGTAGCAGTACAGTTGAACGCATTAAATACAGGTCGTTAAAGATGTATGAATTAATAAATCGTTTATTACGTAAAATAGGAGAAATTAATGATTGATAATGATATCGGTGGCAACGAACAAGCCCTGCAAGAAGGTGCAGTTGGTATGGACAATAATGTCGATGCTGAAAACACTTCAAGTGAAAATAAAGTTAACCCAAGCGCGATTCGCAAATCACAGACTCAAGGTATTTTAAATGCATTGAGTAAAGCATCAGGACAGACCTTAGGGTCAGTTGAAGATGCAGTTGCGTTTATTGCTAAGTCTACTGCACAATCACAGCACGGTGACAACGCACAGTCAGTAGATCAAAGTCAACCACGACAAGCTAATCGTGTATCGAACAATGACTTGCAAGAACAGTTTCAAAAATTACAATCAGTATTGGCTATTAAAGAGACAGCACTGAAAGGTAAAGAACTTGATTCTGATATCCTGCAATCAATGGGAGACCGATTTGATTCTGAGTTGTCTGATTATGCAATGCAAAAAGTCAAGTCAAACATTCGTTGGAATGAAGACAACACTTACAGTATTGTAAATCAGAAAGGTCAAGAACGTTATGGTCAAGACGGCGAACTACTTAACTTAAAGGATCTAGTTGAAGAAGTTGCAAAGGGTAACCCAAAGTTACTTAAGCAATCATCAGCTACTCCATCAGGATCTGGATTAAGACCAGGTCAGAATACATTTGCAGGCGCAGAATCAGAAGCTATGCCAGATTATTCGCGAGACCCAGCCGCTTTTAAAGCGTGGAAGACTCGTAATGCTCTAGGTAAAGGGACAGGTTTAAGAGGCGTTGGAAAAGTAACTGTAACTGACTCAAGTCCAAACAGATCATAATTTGTTTTAGCCAACTATAATTTATTAAAGGAGATTAATCATGGCATATGTACTAAACGGTTTAAATCAAGAAGCCAACGGCTTCACGACAGCAATCGCAAACTTTGCATTGGAAGCAATGCATGAATCAAACGGACTAGTAGACTTCACGAGAGTCGTTAGCCCAAACCAAGGTGATACCTACTTAGTTCCAAACTTCGGCGCTATCACTTATCAAGACTACACACCTGGAGCTTATCAAGGTGGTGTTGGAACGGCATTAGGAAACGGCTTTCAAGCTGGACCTCCAACTGCAAACGCAGGAGCGGCTTTCGAGCAAACTCCAGCAATAGCACAGCGTTCTATCCAAGCTACACCTGCTGTGGCAGCAACTGCATTCGACGTATTCTACGCATGGACTACATCGTTCGAACTAGCCGCTACTATCGGTGAAGAACTAGGTGGATCATATGGCGAGAAAGTTGATCAACGTGTATGTGCGGCATTCGTACAAACAGGCGGAGCGGCTCTTGGAACTACTGGTTTCAAAAACTCACCGGGTAATACTGTTGTTGTAGGCGCAGATGGTTTTAACCAAATGGTTGAATTAGGTGCTCAAGAACTTCAAGTAGACGGCGGAGCTGTCGCAGGTGGTACTGCTGGCTTTATTTCAAACACAGTTTTAGGACTTGTTAGAAATGTAAGACAGAACTACACAGTTGCAAAACTTCCAGGAAGACCAATTGTAGTCTTAGACTCAAACGGTATTTCAACAGGCGTAGGCGCAACAGTAAACAGTGGATCTTCAATGATCAGAGCATTAGGCGAATTGTCTGGTGGAGCTGTTACTACTGCCGCAAACTCAGGTGGTTCAGCAATTACTTCACTTGGTGAAGAATTACTTGCTACTGGCCGATTGACTAACCTATATGGTTGTGCAATTATCTTCAGTAACTTCTTAGCGAATGTTGTTGCAGATGCTGGTGGAGCTACTCCAACTAACGGTAACGTTAATGGCGGAGCTGTAGCAGTAATGGTAGGAGCGTACTTCCATGAAACAGCATTATTCACAGTTCTAAAAGAAGGACTTCAAGTGAAAATGGGCGAAAAGCCAGGCGGACTGCAAATGTGGTTAACTGGTCTAGCTTATATGGGTGCTGGAGTTGCTGATCGTAGACGTGGCGGCGCAATTAACATATCTCAAGGGTAATTAAACTTAACAGTATAGGAAGATAATATGTCAGTACCATATCAGAGAATATCAAATGCCACAGTCGCAGACATCATATTTTATGATCCTGCGGCAGAACGCCGAGCGGCTCAAATGCAAATAGACTGGGACACTTACTTTAAAGTAGGGTCACAAGAAATCTTGTATAAACTTGAGTTTGGTTGGTGGCCCACGTATTGTGATACTGTAACTGGTGCGACATATTACGCTAATTTACCCGGTGGTGCAATCGTTTCTGCATTCAATCCATCTCTTCTAATTAAGAGTGATCAAACATTAATCAGATTAGATACTTTTATGGCGACGAAAGTTTTCTATGAAAGTATTGTGTCTGATACTAGCAACGTCAATTCTGTTGATGCCGCTAATTATGGTCACGCTTTAGAAAGATATGAAGCTGAATGGCAGAAAGCACTACAGTTAATGAATTTTTACGATCTGAGTCAGAATAGACCTGACGGACCAACGACTAAGTTGGAAGAAAACTGGACATCTGATCCAGACTATTTCAACAATAACAGGAGATGGTTCTAAATGGCATTACCACTAGTCAACAAAGCAGATGTTGTTGCATATCTTATGGACGTTGCGAGACTACAGACACCAATCATAGAAGTGTCTAGTGTTTATCCAGCAGAAGATGATACTGTAGCATACGGATTGTACGTTGGTGATGTGACTGACAATACTCGTACTGTGAATACATTAGCAGTACAACAGTGTGGTACTATGTATGATGCGATTGATGTTTTTAACATTATGTACATATCATTTCAGAACGACCCACAATCGAGTACGATACAGGCCGCAATTAATAACTTAGCTGGTAATCTTAATTTCTTTGATGGTTATACATCAGTGGAATTTAGTAGAAGTATCACTATTGGTAACAGAAGCGAAATACATACCTATACATTTAATTTAACAAGACTTGAATTTAATAATGCCTACATATCTTAAAGGAGAACAATCATGGCACGAATAGAAGTAAACACAACTGGTAGTCAGCCTCATATATATTTGAGTACTGATCTTACCACTTACACTAACTTGGTACCCCTCGTGGCACCGTTAGATGTAACATGTTTGAGTGACATAACGATCAATAACAGCACAGGAATTTATTCTTGGGTTGATTTTTGTAACACGGATATGAATAAACTTACAACACCCGCAGACAACTCTGTTGCAACAAACATGGTTATTGACGGCACTAAGTTTTTCGGATCTAATGGAACTGGACCAAGTGCACCTGAATACGGTGTGAATGGAGTAGCGAGTAATAAAGTTGCTGTCCAATTTGTCGTAAGTCTTAACGGACCTATCGACACAGCCGGCTCATTTTGGTATCAAGGAACAGGATATATCACTGATGTATCCCCGACTGTAACCCCTGACGCCCCAGTGTGGATTTCACCATTAGCTATCG